GTGCATTGCGCCAGTTAAAGGTGTCGTTGGGGAGGTAATGGTCATAGGTGCTGCTGTCATTGAACATGACAACGTCACGAATTTCATTGCCGCCCTGAACGGTTGCTTCCGAAGTCTTCTCCTTGAGAAGGCGAGAGAAAGCATAGGTGTTCTTGACTGCTTCGTTGATGACTGCATCAGCGCTAGTTAGGTACGTTGGACCTGTAGCCTGCATGAAGTCGTTAAATGTCTGAATAGGTACGCCCATTGTGAACTCACTTTCTAATTAGCCGCATTGCTTCTTCGCGAGTCTTGCCATCCATAAGGGCATCAAGGATTGCATCTTCTTGATCCACGGGAGTTTGTGGCCTCTCGCTACGCGAGACTCCACGGGCAGCGGTTGGCTGTCCTTGTTTCCTTGGATCTGCTTTTGCAACCATTTTTCCAGCAAGATTGGCATAAGACTCTTCTGCAAGATGCATCACGGTTCGATACGTTCCGGGATTAGCCGCACCAAGTCGATTCATTTCAGCGATCACGGCATCACGATCTGGGGAACGATCCCCATATTGCGATCTGAAGTATGAATCCGCTGAATCAACTTGGATAAGCAACGATTGCTCCGCAGCAACTGTTTGTTGTTTGCGGAGTTCGGCCAGTTCTGCCCGCATTGCCTTGAATGGCTTTGCGGCGTCTGCGCCCAGCAGTTCTTCAACCTCGGCAAACGGGTCTTCCGATTCTGTTTCGGTAGGAGAAGCAGTTGTAGGTTCGTCACCGACATCATCGGTTTCGTCTTCAAGGTCCTCATCCGACTCAGTTGGCTCCGGCTTTGCCTTTGTCTTCAACTGTTTCTCAAGTTCCGACATCTTCTTGCCATAGCCATCGACATCCTTCTGACGCTTTGCGGCCTTGTCGGCCCAAGCGCGGAGGGTTTCGTCATTGGCGCCAGCAACAATTTCATCGGGAACGCCATCGCGCTTGAGAATCGCAATGGCCTTTTCCCGTTCCTTAGTAACAGGAACCTTCTTTACTTCTGGTTCGCTAGGAGTGACCTGTTCGTCATCCGCGTCCCGAAATAAACGATCGAGGACATCATCTTCCTCATTTGAAATAGCGGTTTTATCTTCGACGGCTACGGGATTGGATAGAAACGCCTTTGTTTCATCCATCTCCAACGGGGTATTGGGTTCACTCATTGGTGTCCTAGTCCTTTACATATCCGTGCTGGGCCATTACTTCACGTTCATGGCGCTTTGACATAATTACTGGCTTCCCATTCCTATCCGACTTCATTCCGTTGAGATTCTTCGGCAATGAATTTGATACATACGGGTACTGTGACCTGTTCGCACCTGTGTCGATTTGGTAATCGCCGACAACACGAACGTATTCGATTCCATCAATTGAAACGGTTGATCCGATGGAGGGAGCATCAGCCATTGCAAACCAAAGTTCGCTCTGCTCACCTGTGGACTCGTTTAAGAAAGAATAACTTGGCATTGCTTTAACCTTGTCCGCGAGAAAGAATTTGTTGCATTACATTATCGCCACCCTGTGGTGGCTGCGCTGCACCTTGCTGCATTTGTGTGATCTTCTGTTGATCAATGAAGTCAGCAAGGTTTGGGATATTCATCGAATCGCCCACCATTGACATGATCTCAGACCACTTCACATGGGGGAACTGAATGGTTTGCTGGGCAATTGAACTGACGATTTGCAGCATTTCCATTGAACGCTTCTGAAGAACAATATCGCTGACCCGCTCCATGCTCATGGCGTCAATATCAATGTCGAGATCTTCAAACTGGCCCACCATCGCGCTTGGAGAGAAGATTGGCTCTGGCTCTCCGGTGATTTCCACACCATCTTCGCCAATTGGGAACTGAATCTTGTGGTCGTGGAACAAGAACCAAGCCACATTCTTCATGCATTCGTTGACGCACTCTTGGAACTGGCGCTTGATGTGTGCCATCCGCATACCGGATGAACTTTCGGCAATACTGATCTCGGTTGCGGTGGCGTTGCCTGTGATATTGCCGCGCATTGCATCATGAATTCCCGATACGCGGTCCAATCGATCTTGGGCCAGCGACGAATACTGCACTTGCTGCGGCGTAATTCCACCAATTTCAATTGGAACGACTTGACTTGGATCAAGCCCGTCCGCAAGAACGACATACAAGTCATCCTTGTCGCGGATGTCTTGTGCCATCTTCGCATTGCGGCTATCCACAGCAATCAAACGCTTGTAAGCGCTGGCGCTGTACCGCATTGACCGCAAATGGTTGTTTACATCGTCAATCTGTGGCACGATGGCCGTAATTGGTGACAGCGGATACGGGTCATCTGGGACCGTATACACCCCATAAATGGTGTATGGGCCTGATCGGGGTCCGTAGTACGGGCGCGGCTTGCGGGCGAACCCGGAATCCTTCTTCTTGCCGTCTGCACTTTGACCCTTGATCATGGTGTAGATGGTGCCGTTGAAGATTTGCAAACCCGTTGCGTCATCAATCTCGTCGATCATCTCATCAGAGATCTCCGGGACGAACACTTCGTAGACAACGAGTTCCTTGCGGTCTGGAATGTCGCGAACACCAAGCGAATTGTCGCGCAGCGTGTCAATCTCCGTGTTGTCGGCAACACTATTGATGACTTCCGAATCCCACCCATCTTCGCGTTCTGCCTGTGCTAGCAAATCTTCGCGATCAACAACCCAGCAATGCCCCATGTAGCGGGCATCTTCTTGGTTCGTCGCTGCCGGATCGATAAAGAATCGATCAGGGCTAATTCGATAAAGGCGCGGGAGGTACGGATCGTTGCCATCGATGGGCCGATATCCCTTTCGAGGCTCGTTCACAACCATCCCAACGCCATACGCAAGCAACATATCCGTAGTGATTCGCTCAAGGGTGGTACGAACCTTGGTCATCTTGCACCAACGGTTGATTCCAGCCTCAAGCAAACCCGCAGTCATCGATTGCGATACGGGCCTTGCGCTCTTAATCCGGACCTTTGGAGAGTCATGCACGATGCGAGGCAGCAACAATGCAATGTACTCATGCACAAAGTTCTCAGGATCATCCTCACTAACGTCGATTGCGCGATATGCAGGACCATGAAACCGTTCAATCATCCTGCGCCATTCGGTCAAATGCTGATCGCGGAATGATTCCGCAGATTCAATTTCGCGCCGAAGAGAGGTGATATCAAGTTTCAACATGGTTGTTACTTCTTGGTTCCCATTCCGCCACCAAATCCACCACCAGTACCGCCAGCCTTAGCGCCGCCACGGGAGCGACGATCTGCCGTCGAAGGACTAACGCTTCCCGATCGGGAAGCGGGGGATTTGCTGGATTTGCTTGACTTGCTGCTCATTTTCATTTGTGTGTCCTTTGTGATTGCCAACTACAAGTGATCGAATGGCTGCGATATCTCCATCTCGCGCCATAAATTTCAAATCGCCAACATGAATGACGATGGCGTCACCAAGGTCCTCGCACCACCCAATACTTGAAAGTGGGACGAGAACATTGCCTTGGCACTTAATCAGCACTTCTTCCCGCTCTTCTTGCCAGTCTTCTTGGTGTTTGTCTCACCCTTACCAATGTAGGGAAACGGTTTCTTGCCTGCCTTTGCCATTACGACATACCATCCTTTCGCTTGTTGATGTTGCCAACCAATGAGTTCTTTGCCATTGAAGGTTGAATTTGTACATTCAACAACCACAGAATCAGCAGAAGCGCCATAATTGTGTCATCGATTCTTGTTCACCTCGTCATGCTTCAGCAAGGCACCCAAGGTGTATTCGCCGAACTCCGACTTCTCCGGGATCGGTTGCCCCACTTCATCACACAGCATGAGCGCACCCGCCAATGCAATGACCCGGTCACCATGTGACTCTCTGGCCCCGGTCGTTTCATCGCGGCGCGATCCGGCTTCGATCCCGCCATCGTCAAGCACCACATACTCAAGCATCTCATCCAAGCATGATTCGCTTCGGACGATGCATTCGCCCTGTGCGATCTGCCTTGCGAGGTTCCCAAGCAATGTTCGCTTGGCGCGGCGATTGCTTGTCCAACCGATCTTGCTTGTCCGCTGCTCTGTGACGGTGCCTTCCTGACGCTGCCGATAGACGTTGTACCAATTCGCCCGCTCGAAATCATGCTGCATGGATGCGCCCGGACCGTTGGTTTCCCATCCGATCAGCGCATTGCGCCGACCCTTCCAAACCTTGCGACAGGCTTGGCAGACTTCCAATGCAAGGTCGTAGGGCGGAATGTTCGGATCCACGAACTCCGCCACAACTTCACGGGCGTTTGCATCCATGATGCAGACCGCAGCATTCGCGCTTCCGGTCCCGTATGACGGATCGATGAACACCACATAGTCGACTGTCCGGCTTGGCGCTGCCCATACGCGCCATCGTCCCTGCGGCTGCGGCTCCAACTTGCCATTGATGACTTCGCAGCGCCGCTCCGGCTTGCCGTACTCCTCCCGATGCGCCGTGACAATGTGGGATGCAAAGAACGCGGACCCGCTGCCAACCGATTCGGCGAACACGTTCTGCGCAAGGTCGATCCGATCGCGGCGCCGTAGTTGGTCCTCAAGCCAAGGTGACCAAACGAACGTGGACCCGGCGAACCCGGTGACGCTGCCGTCCGCATCAACGCGCTTGACTGACCCGGCTCCCTTCTCCGGATGCTGCCAGTACATCAACTCCACCAACTTCGGCTCCCCGTTCGTCCGGGCTGCGCTGACCAACCGCGCATACTCCGTTCCCGCGCCGATGGGCGTACTGCAAGCAATGCGGCAACTAGTGCAGTCAGTCGCGCTACGCCATGCCGCGCCTGCATGGTCGAGCGCCGCGAACTCATCGAACAGGACAAGCGTTCGCCGTCCACCGCGTCCGATGTGTTCTGTGCTTGCCTGCCCGGCGATCGTTGCACCGCTGACCGGATGCCGCAGCATCATGTGTTGCCGCAACTCGCTGCCCTTTGCGAACTTCCCAACCTTGGCAGGCAGCAACCATTCGGGCTGACCCGTGACGAGGTAGTCCACTTTCCAAAACAGGCTATCGGGGTCACCTGTGCGATCGACTAGGTCCTCAACGCGACTCACAAGCAATGACTGCCAACCGTGGAACATCCAACCCCATACGCTCACGGCGCAGAGCAACCATGATGCGCCCATATCGCGAGTCTTGCGCACCACAACGTCACGACCATCGCGCACAGCAGCGACAATCTCGCCCGCCGCATCGCGCTGACAATCCCACAGGACGAACGGCGTATGCGGCGTGATGACGGGTCGTTCTCTGCCCTGCGCATCAATCTCCTTCACGCGATAGGTCCACGCGCAACACTCGCACCACAGCGCGAAGTCTTCGCGGAATGCGCTGCGCAAATGGGCTTGATCGGAGGCCCCGGAAGCCAATACGCGCTGCCGAAGCGCGACGATGCGATCAGGTTCGATCGATGGCAACACGCGCTCCCCATTCGCGGAGCATTCGCGCCCCGGCGCTTGCATCGCCGTCAATCTGAATCGCTCCACCGTCAGCGCCAGTATGTTCGATGGATGTGCGATCGCGATACTTGCGAGGTCGCAACGCCTTGAGCCGGAAGATCAGCAATGTGGCTGCGCTGCGTTCCATGATGCGCGTTCCATCGATAGCCTCGTCCGCAATCTTCTCTAGCCTGTCTGCGATCTCGCAATCAAGCGCCTCAAGGGCTGCGCAGAATGCCGGGTCGATACGCCGCCATGATGACGGGGTGGAGATGGCAACCCCTGCAACCGCGCAGGCTCGGTCCCAACCGACTTCAGGGAACGCGGCTAGCCAATCCTTCTTTGCCCCTTCGATATCCTTACGGGCAGTCGTAGGCGGTCTACCGGGCTTACGGCGCTTGGGGGCGGGGGTGGGCATGGGATCACGGTACTAAATAAATTCAAATAATTGTCAGAATCGCGGGAAAGTCATTTGCGCCTATTTGGTTTGTGTGGTTAAATGTGGTCCATGTGGGGCGTCCCACATATTCACCCACTCACTCAAGGATTCAACAATGGCAACTCGCAAGCAAATCGCTCAATCAACAATCAACGACCTTCTCGCCGCAGCCTGCACCGCTACCGGGTGCGAAATGTCCATTGGATACCTTGTCGGAAATGGCTTTGAATTGCTCGACTCCAAGGGACGCGCCATCTCGCAACAAATGAAGGCATCGCAATTGGTCACGCACCTACAGGCAATGATTGACGCGCATACCGAACCCGTGCAAGGGACTCGCAAGCGCAACAACAACAAGCAAGCAACCCATTCCATGATCATCAACTGCGCTACGCCCGAAGCATTGGAGCAAACCGTGGAAACCATGCGCCTGTGGATGATCGAGAACGGCGTAGCCTGCACCACATTCCTACCGGGCGAGTTCAACGGCTTCACCGCCGCAGCCGCATCCGATCTCATGTGGGATGCCGCATCGGAAGCGGTCGACCGCACCACATTTGAATGCATGATCATGTGGAAGGATGAACCCGCCGTACTACACGAACGCGTGATCTCATTGGTCCCATGCATCACGGACGATGACGGGGAGCCGATCGATGACGATGCAGACTGCGAGATCTTTTTCTACTTTGACGGCACCAAGTCAGAGGCGGAGATCTGCGCTGCATACGACAAGGACAATTCGCCCGAAGATTGGTACATCGTCCGCTGCGCCTGACGCGATCGACCGCGCACCGTGTACTCCCAGTCTTGGGAGTGCCGGATGCGATCAGCCGATACTGACGCACACGCACCACATTTGGAGATTCTGACCATGAGCAACCTCATCCGCTTAACCCTTCCAACCGATGACGCCGGGAGCATTGGCAACCAATTCGTTGACGTTCGATTGCCGATCGAAGCCATCGATACCGTGCGCCTATCCATGATGGCAACCGTGACGCTTGCCATCAACAACAATCTGCAATGCCTCAATTGGCGCGAAAGCGCCGATGGGCGGCAGCGTTTGGAAAGTCTGCCATGCGGCGAACAAGACGCAAGTGCGGAGCGCCAAGCCGAACGCGAAGCGGCGATCCGTACCGGGATTGAAGCCGTGGAACTAATGACGGATGCCATCATTGCCGCCGGGTGGAAGCCTGTTGGTCCGATCGATGACCATGCATCGTGGGTGGTCATCAACTACGGGGACGCGCTCTATATGCGCAACAACCGGGGCGATGGGTTTCCTGCGGATGGTCTGCTAGCGGTCCACCATGACGCAACACAGCGTCACCGCAATGCGATCCACTTCCGCTGATCGACCGCGCCTCGCCTGCCCCTACAGGGGGCAGGCATGGCGTCAGCCGATACTGACGCGCAACACTCTTACAGGAGCCACTACATGAGCAACAATGAACGCACCGTCCTCTCTGAGCCGCGCCGATCCAACAAGAGGGCGATCACGGACTGCTACTTTTACAACGGCACTCAACGGGCGCTGACGATGTTGGCGGGTCGAGCGGTCCGCCTCAACGCCAAACTGTATTGGGCGGTCAATCCAACCAAATTGGGACTACCCAAGGCGGCGCTATCGACCATCCGGTATGACCTCGCACAGGCGGAGGCGCAAGCGTATTTAGCCTACGCCGCCGGGATCCTGACGGTGGAGGCGCGGCAGCGCTATGTGGTCATGTTCGGATCCGTTTCACTTGAATTGGAAGCCATCGTTAAATCGCGCCGGACGCGCAATTCCCAATACCTGACGCCGCCAAGCCATCACGCCGAATTGACGGCGCTATGCGATGCGATGATTCAAGAATTGGACGCGCTGATTGACGCCGCATACGAGCCGGGGCAAGCGCGATCGTTTGTGGTTCCGGGGCCTCCGGCGGAGCGATCAGAGGCAGGCGAAGAAGGCGCCGCAGACCGGGACCCGGTCACGGGCGCGGAGTACGGGACGCCAACCTGAACCCGGCGCAGCCTCGACCGCGCATCGCGCCTCCCCTTGTCGGGGGGGCGCATTGCGTCAGCCGATACTGACGATTCGCCCCTATTCAAGGAAACAGCATGACAGAGCGAGAATTTAGTTGGGAAGTAACCAGAGGCAAACGGGTGGTTTCATGTGGGTATGCGATGGGATTGGAGGCCGCTTGCACGTTGTGCCGGGCCAGTCATTTGGATTTGCTCGACTTGCATCCGGAAGCGGCTTCGGAGATTCGCGGGACCGTTTCAGAGGCAGACGAAGAGATTTGGACCACCGACGATGACGAAGAGTAACACCACATCCAAGGCCCTATCCGCATCGATCGACCTTCTCCGTGATGACGTATTCACGGGGCGGGTCGATCGCCGTACCGCCATCATTCGGCAAGCGGTCATCCGAAGCAAGATCCATCAGGCCACGGTGGTTGGGTTCCTGACGCTGGCCCAAGCGGGCGAATTGGATGTTTTTGCAATTCGGGCAATCGAACCCGATATTCCTACTTGACTTTGTATTGCATTGTCTTATCATTCACACATCACAGCACATGGGACGCGGTTCCATGTTTCATCACCGGGCTGCGGCCCACTTTGGGAGATACTTACTATGGCACACGAATTCGCACAGAACGATGGTTTGGCGCTTGCATCCAAGGGCGCATGGCATGGACTTGGCACCGTAGTCGCGGGGGCTATGAACCCGTTCGCGGCGCTGCGCATTGCCAACATGGAATGGACCGTTGAGGAGAGCGATACCATCACGGGCGTCTTCAACGCGGGCGCTGAAGCCGAATACCGGGTCAGCACCGATACGGGCAAGGTGTTGGTTCGTTCGGATGACAAATCCGTCTTGGGCATTGTCGGGCCGGACTTCCAACCGTTTCAGAACGCCCAATTGGCCGAATTGGCCTACGCGCTCCGGGCATCCGCAGACGGGAACACGGAGGTAGAGAGCGCCGGGAGCATTCGCGGCGGCAAGCGGGTATGGATGTTGGTCAAGGGCGAATCGGTCCAGTACGGCGGCAAGGGTGATGAAACCATTCCGTACCTGTTCATTGCCAACGGCCATGACGGGTCATTGGCGCTCAAATTGATGCCCACGGGGGTCCGTGTTGTTTGTTCCAACACGTTTCATCTAGCCTTGAAAGCGGCGCGGCGCGGAATGTCGTTCAGGCATACGCTCAACATCAACAATCGCGTCGAGGAACTCGCCGCTTGCGTCAAATCATGGTCCAACACCATCGACAGCGGCGCCAAGATTGCGCAGGGCATGGCCTCAACCCCGATGACCCGCACTCAGGTGCAGGATCTTTGGGTAGACGTCTTGACCAAATTGGATGGTCCTATCCCAAGTAACCCCAAGACAGGTTGGGAGGAGCGCCGCCGGGCGCAGGCAGTCGCGGGACTGGCTCACGCTGCGCAAGTGTTCGATACGGAAAGCCGTACCCTTGGCGCCAATCTGTGGGTCGCGGCCAATGCCGTGACGCACTACATCCAACACGAACGGGCCGCGCATTCGGTCCGCACCAAGGACGCCGCGCAGCGCACCTATGCCGCTTGGGACGGGTCCGTTGCGGATGACGTTTCACTCGCCCTAGATACGGCGGCGCAGTTGACGCGCTGACCGTCACCCACTCACTCACTTGCCCCCCGGCGTGTTGCCGGGGGGCTTTCATTTGCGGACTGATTTAACTTTCACCTGAAGGGACTTGTCATGTTTATCTACGCCTGTTTGATTATGTGCGATTTCATTATCCCCCTGCCCGGCGGCGGTTGGTCTGACGGGACCGGGCCAGTACTCCCGATGCCCGGCGGCGGTTGGTCATGGCCGGACGGCTACGCGCTGCCCCTGCCGGGCGGAGGATGGACCGGGGAGGGCTTTGACCGCTTGCCCGGCCTGAACCCGGTCACGCCTTGGGGATTGAACCCGCAGCCACGGCACCCCGGCAGCGATGGGCCGCACCGATGGGCGCCATCGCCTTGGTTGGATCCGGACGCCGTCACGCCTTGGCCGTACGCGCCGCGCTGACCGAAGCGCCGATGGAAGTGACAGGGCCAGCGCGTGAGCGCTGGCCCTGTTCACATTGCATACGCCTGAATGACCACCACCCCGCGCATCCGGCCATCGGGCGGGTGGACCGTGATGGTCATGGTCCGCACCGCCTTGTCATCCACCCACCAAGCCGCATCGGTCAGCCCGTCGATATACGACTTGCAACGACTCAGCGCATTGTCGCAATCGATCAGCCGCTTGGTTGGGCAATACCAATCGATCCGCAACCCGGCCTTGGGCAGAGGCCGACGAAGAAGGCCCTTCCCAGCCGACGAAGAAGTGGCCCGGTCTGCGCTTGCCGCCTTGGACCGGACCACCCAATGGCACCGCGAGTTTGCGCCTGCGACTTTGGGAAGCGGCAACAGGATCTCAGCACTCATCGATGAATTTGAAACGGCGGACATACTCCCCGATCTCCATGATCTTGAGCCGATCCTTCTCGGCACGAAGAACGGTGGCGATCAGTTGTTTCCTTGCAACCGTTCCAATGCACTTGAGATTGCTGGTTTGGGTGATCTGATATATCAACTCCATGACCATATCGTCGTAAGCCGCTGCGGCGCAGGCCCTAATGCGTTCACGGTCGATAGCCCTATCGCGTTCAAGTGTTGCAATGGCAACCTTCTCACGGTCCGTGATGGGCGTTCTTGTTGGAAGCGTTCCGATTCTCATTTTCTCACCCCATGCTTAGGCTTGTTCCGAATCATGTCAACCGCAATCGCCAGTATGCGAGGCGTATCGCATGGCGCCAACTCACGCGCCAAGACCAGTTCACCCTCTGTGACATTGGCCAACACATCCTCGGCCCACTTGTCCCACTCAGCAATTTCCGCCGTTGATGGCCCGGTGTGCAGTTCCCGGCGTTCGGTGTTCAACTGCTCGTTGTAAGGCTTAATCGTCCGCTCTGCATACAACTCCATGATGCGGTGGACCTTGGGTTCTTTGAAACCACCACTCGCCTCCATTTTGTGCAAGCCTGCGCAGTCTTGTAATTTTGCCTGATCTAGTTGCCCCCACCGATCGGCGCACAACATAGCCGTAACGTCATTGGGGCACCAGTCCGGCCATAGGCTTGTAATCAAAGCCCACGAAGAAAGATATGTCTTTTGTTCCATGACTCTCCCAGTCCTTTAATCTAGTTCTTCAATTTTCATACGGGTAAGGAAACACGGGGTTAACTCCCCGACATAACAACCAGTTACGTTGAACTCGAAATACTCCTCGGCCTCTTCGGGCGTCATGCCGTCACGCTCAATGAGGATCTTGATGCACTTGTCATGGTCATAGACCGCGAAGCACTTGTTGAACTGCTGCGCCAGCCCCACGAAGGCATCCTCAAACCCGTCAGCCAAGAGTATTTCCTCTGACTTCTTATCGTTGTTGTTCTTGCTCATCCAGTAGCCTCGTAAAAAGCCTTCTCAACATCGGCGTCTGTCACGCACCGGGTTGGTGACGGCGGGGCCATATGCATCCGAAGCGTTTCCCGGAGCAATTGGTTCTGCTCCTGTATCAGCGACAACTCATGCCGCTTGACGGCAATGTCATCTGACAACACGGCCAGTACCGCCCGTAGTGAATCGTTCGATTGTTTCAGTTCATCCAATTTGGTTTGGTGTTCATCACCATGATCACGTTCGTCAATCATTGTTGTTCTCCTTTGCCTAGACGTTTCAATTGCTCTGCTGCATCATGCTTCTTTTTCAAAACGCTTCTGTTACTGTTTTGTGACTGTGACTGTGACTGTAGATACGATCGTTCGCCGACTTGCTCACCGACTCGGTCAGCGACTGGCTTACCCCAACGGGCTGCATTGGTACGCGCAGCCGCGTCTTGCCGGGAAGCCCGTATGGCCGATGTGCGCTCCCGCTCCCGCTCCATGCGCGGATTGACCAACTTGTCGATAGGGCTATCAGGACTTGAGATCAGTTCAAACCGCAACCGAATCTCATTCCACTCCGATGGCGTCATGCCATTGGCGATACGCGCACAGACCTCGTAGTCGTTTGGGATGCCTCCAGCGTTCCATGCATAGCACAGAAGCCGGATGTACGAACCAAGGGCGCTAGGCGTCATGGTGGCCGTCGAGATCGACAAGTCATTGGCATACAAAGGAAACCAAGGCAGACTCATTGTGCCACCTCCTTTACCGAATCACCCATCAGCCATTCACTCAACGAGTTCCACAACTCTAGACCGTTGAGTGCGTCAACCGACTGGTGAAACTTAAACGAAGCCATCTGCCCCTTGCTTTGAATGGTGATCTGAAGCAACTTGCTGTCGATGTTTTCACGATCGGACCAAGTGGCATTCTCGCCCATAGCAGCAATCTGATTGACTAAGCAATCCAATACGGTGGCGGCAAGGTCGCGGTGTTCCATCGCGGGCAACTCAATCGTCCCATCTGCTGAATACCGGGTGTCTTCACCATCCATCCACGCCAAGTACAACTTCAGATTAGTTACCTGTTGCATCTTTGAGCCTCCATACCCTGATGACCCCTCTATGGCGCAGAACGCGATCGGACCGGGTGCATTGCCCAGTCCACTCCCATTGCTTGCCTTTGAAAATAGACCCTGCCGCGTTACCAAGAACTGAGTAATGCAGCCCCATGCTGTTCATTCGATAAGCAATATCGTCGGTCGTTACTGTGCCGTTACAGCGGCAAATGATGTAAGCCAACTCCTTTGCCACTTGTAAAGTCTTACCCTTATCAAGTCTTGCAAGGGCCATGCCTTCTTCCTTGCGGCGTTCAGACTCCGCCGCATCAAAGAGGGGAGCAGCGGGTGCTGCCCCCCCCTTGAGATTAGAACGGTACTGAGTCATCCTCAAGTACCTCCTTCTTCGCGACTGGCGCAGATCCAATCACCTCAACGATCTTCGGCTTCGCGCCACGCGCAGCCGTTGATGGCGGAGGATTCTGAATGACCATCTTCGTTGGGACGTTCAAGCACTCTTCCAAGCGTTGGAACAAATTGCTATCCCAACAGCAGTACTTGGCGCCACTCGACGCGGTAATGCGCATGAACTCAGACGCTCCAGCAGTACGCGCAGTCGCGTACTCAAACGTCACAATGGTGATGAGGTCGTATCCATCATCCGCCTCCGGGAGGACGGGGGGCGCCGAAGCAAACCCCCGGTCCCTTCCGGGGGACGGTTCGGCCAAGGCGGCAACCTCGACCGGAGTGGATGGCACATCAATTGTAACAGGCGCCGCAGATGTAGCAAGCCGCAACGTATTCAGCCCGTTACTTCTTGGTGCTACAACAGTTGCTTCGACGGTAATCGGAGCATCTGCCTGCGCCATTTCATCTGCGCTGTACAGGCCCGACAACTCAGCAGGAAATGCCTTGCGAAGCGCCAACATCTCGGCGCACTTGGCAATCATCACAACAGGCATCTTGCCCCACATACCGCTTGGACCGCCGTCCTTTGTCCTCTGGCAGTATTCGGAGAACAATGCCACTCCGTAGAGGGGCATATTGAACCCTGCCCGCATGACGCCAACGCGGGCCGCTGACGGCGGATGCTTGGCAAGCCAAACGTCCTTCCAAACCCCGTCTTCGCCACACCATGACGGACCATCCTGACCGCAGTACTGTCCGCTGCGCTGCGCCACCAAGCGGGCGCCGTCGATGCTGACTTGCGTCTGCATGACGTTTCGCCCGGCCTTGCTATCCCAACGCGGGATTGCGTAAATCTGACGGCTGAACGGGTCCAACCCGGTCTTCTCGCAGATCGCAATGAACAGCGCCAGTTCGTCAGCCGTGCAGCCCTTGGCAATGGTGCGACTAATCAAATCAATCTTGTCATTCGCCAGCCCCGAAATAATCTCAGTCTTCATAGAACTCTCCCAAGTTCAGGTGTTGTCATTCGATTAGCAGCCCACGCTGGGATACCAATCTCCGTAACTCCTTCGTAACCCTTCGGCCCCGACTCCTTAAACTCCTTGTACTCGCTGATTAACTCAAGCATTCGTGGACGGAATGCTTGGGCAATCTCATCAGAGAACCGATACACGGCTACCGCGTATGGCTCAGTCTTCTCTACTACCACAAAGACAAAGTGCTGTGCGGGTACGCCGCATCGTTCGGCCATATCAAGATAGAACGCGCTTTGGATTCCATAACCAAAGTTCCAAATAGTCTTCTCAAACTCTGACTTGCTTGCACTTGAGGCGGTGGTCTTCACATCAACAATGATGCGCTCTCCTTGTGCATCTACCAACCGATCAAATCGCGCCTTGGCTTTGATGCCCGCAACCTCCGCAAACAATGACACTTCGCTTTGGCCAGACAGATCAGCAATGATCATCTTTGCATCAGGGTGTTTCATAATCGATCGATGCATGGCATCGACCTCTTCGCTCTGATCACCTGAAAGAACTGTCTTCGCTGCGGCTGACAAGACAAACGAATCCCACTTGGCCTTACCCGCTGTGGTCCTGCGATCGCATGGAGGCGCGATTGCAAAGTCACTCAGGTAAGAAGCAGGAGTAAGCACCTTGGAATGCAACGCCCGACCAACGGCAAGCGCTGGACTTTCCATCGGCGTCACCAAACTGTGTGCAAGGTGAAGTGAAGTTGACTTGTCAAGGGTCCGTAATCGGGACGCTGACATAGCATCAAACGAGTGATAATTGTTTTCTGACAACCCAAAAACTACGCTTGGCCAGACTTCCGGCGTGAATCGTTCTACAGTCATGTAACTCTCCCAGAGTCGCCAAGTGAACCGAAAGGCTCCTTGGCGTTTTTTATTGAATCTGTCTTGAAATCTCGGTGCTGACGGGCCTTCCGTCATCAATTGGTTCCGGCAATTCGCTTGCGTATCGATCCAAAAGCAGATCGACTAGAGCGCATTGGGTCCATCTGCCAGCGTTCGCATACGCCTCAATACGGCGTTTAGTGCTTGTTTTGATGGTCAGAGTGGCGTGTCTTCGTTCTTCGGGTGGGTGCATG